TCCATTGTTTAATGTTGTTCTCATCAATCAAAAAATCCCAACCCTCGACTTGCATCTTTGCAAAATGCGGAGGCAGTGTATTGACTTCTCTTTGTCCTAAAATATCAAGAGGATTTAAATTTAACATCGCAAATATTTATAATGTAATGACAACGGCATCTTCATTCTTGGCTTAATTGTTTAGCCATAGCTTTTGATGAAGTCATCTTTTGTACATCGCCTGAAAAAAGATAAAGTTCAAATGCAGCTTTTTCTGTTAACACTGTGATTGATTTTTTCTCAAGATGATACGGACACTGTAAGAATTGATCTAGCCAAATTAATATCTGCGGACCAATCACTAGATCTTTTGGCAGATCAACTTTGTATGTTTTAATTTGGGAGTTTGCTTGAATGTATTCTAAACACTCTGTGGTTATTCTTAGACCGCCTACGTCCTTGCAACGTGTACTAGTCCACCATTTGTTTCTTAGATTTTTAATTGTGGTATTATCACAGAATTGATTTGCTGCCTGTACAAATACCTTGGTATAGGTATCTTTGATATTCATAGCTTATAGTTTTTCGCCCGAAGTCAGTTTGTACACACTAAAATCTGTAGTTTTAAAAATTCTATTCAATTTCTTTGCTAGATTATGTGCATGTCCAGGATTACTAAATGAAACTTTTTTATATTTTGGACCAGGATAACTAGCCACTAGACTGCCACTTTTTAAATTAAAAGGGCTGTCTTTGTAAAATACTGCCCAAATGGCTTCACTGTCTAAGATCTGTTCTATCTTGTACGTGTCTTTGTTGGCATATTCTAACAGTATTTTAGGTTTTGGTCTACTCATTATATATCACGTGTCCTTAAATAAAGCACGTATATATTTATCAAGAACCGAAACCGCCCCCGTCAAACTTAACATCTATTTTAGTTGTAGAATCTCTTATTTCAACCAATAGTTGATGTATTTCTTGAACTGTTTTTCCTAATCTAGCAGTCATTGAAGCAAGTTCTGTAGTCAGATCTCTTGCTTCTTGTATTGTAATGCGTATCTCTTTTTGCTGGCTTTTTTCAGCAGCCGCAGTTCGTTGTATGAATTTTTCTACGCTGGGCAAAGTTGTTGACATATTATTTAGAGACATTGGCCAATACCTGTTTCATTTCAATTTCACTTTTGAACGGGCCTTGATATTGATATCTCTGCAGGGTAATTAGTTTTGGACAAAAACTTTTGACCCAACCTTTGTCAAATTTAATCACATAGTATCCTGCACAGTATAAACTTTTAGAATCGCTGCTTTTTGTAAACAGGGGAAGTTTTCTTTTTATATCATACATGGCATTATGCGGCGCCGCACTAGTACTGAACCCGTGAATTTCATTTGGTTCGGCATTTGTTGACTCTTGTACAATTTTAGCAACAAAAAAATCTTTCCCAAATTGATCAGTCAAACCTTTTTTGTTGTTGTAGATTTTTATTCCAGATTCGTTACTGAGAACAAATCTATTTTCTTCGTCTCTACGCAGAGTGGCAAATTTTGTACCGTTTTGTTCTACAATCCAAAATTTATTTTCTATAACAGGTTTAGCATGTGTTTCAGTCATTGTATTCTCCCAACAATTATCAGTTTTTGTTTGGCACGTATCTTCATACGGACAAAGTTTTAATTTCATTTGAATACCTCGCATTTAGAGGTTCGGCATAGGCCTGTGCCTGATCCGCAATCTTTTTAAGATCATACAGATTACAAAATTTCATTAATCTAATTCCAACTTGACCAACATCCTTATTGGATAAAGTTGCAGTGGAAATAGTATTTGTAATTATTTCTTTGATATCTTCTGGTTGATGAGAAAGATCAATCAATCGACGATTGCGTTCGTAATCTTCTAGCACACGATGTTCTTCGCCGTTATGGTCGGTCCACCTCTGTAGCATGAGATTGTTCCACGCATATCCTTTGCTGTTACGATCTTCGAACGCTTCACTAAGACCCACTTTTTTGCTTGTGCCTTTAGTACGCACACCTGGATACGCTGAGAAGACATTATCACTGGTATCACCACGCATACATTTTTCGAATAACAACCATTCTGGATCTGGGATCGCTTTTGGCTCTTGTGTTTTCTTGTCGATAACTCTTTTACCTTTTGCATCAAAGATACCTTCGTGTGTAATTGTAGTTTCCATAACACCGTTGTACTGTTTCACATTCGGTGCAATTAATTGTACAAAATCAGTGTCTGTGCTGATAACCACGTGGTTATCATTGGGATGTGTTTGAATCCAGCCAGCAATTAAATCATCAGCTTCTAATTGTGGATGTTGTAGAACCGTACAGTTAGTTTTGTCTTTGATAAAATCTTTAAAGGTATCAAATGCTTCCCAGAATACTTTTTCTTCTTCTGCTTCACGTTCTGTATGTGCCGCTCTAGCTTCAGCACGTTGGGCTTTGTAGGGTTTATAAAAATCTTTACGCCAGCTACGCCCCTCTAAGCAGAAAATAACGTGACTGCCTTGAAAATCTTGCCAGGCTTTTTTTACACTATTTAAAGTGATGTGAAAAGCCATACCTAATTTGATATCAGCGTCTCCGTTAATAACGTGACGAGCACGAAAGAATGTGTTTGCAGTATCAACTAAAATATATGTCATAGATTCTTTTTACGAATTTCATTAATATCAATAACGCCTGTGTTTACAGGGCCTCCAAGATCTCCGTCAACTACTACATTGGAACATAGTTCACGGAACCAGCGATCTACAATTTCTTCTTCTTTATCACCGTCGAAACCATATCCCTCTTGCTTTAATTTTAACACAAAAAGGTCGTTCCAGTCAAGCTCAAAAAAGCCGTTGCGTACATTTTCTTTGTTGACATGAGTGTTAAGAACACCTACCCAGGGTTCTTTTAATTTGGTTGCACGATCTTTTGGACTTAGTTTGGCAGTTTCTTCTGCTTCTTTAGCCCGTTCTGCAGCCTCAACTGCATCTTTAGCAATCTTAGTTGAATCTTCAGCCAGTTTAACTGCGGCAGCAGTTTCGGCTTTAATTTTATCAATGCCAAACAATTTTTCTACAAAGCGTTTCATTAGGTTCCCCACTCATTCTTAAACAACGGTACTTGCAGTCTATCACTGTAGCGCAATCCATTCTTCATTGCTAGATCCGCTACACGACGATTGTTTAATGCATAGACACTTTCTACACCACCTACAGGCATTAGATAAACGTGACCTGTAAATCCTGCCTTACGATATGCAGCAATGGCGCATTCTGCATCATTGAAGTCTTGTTCAGTAGCAATAACAAATTTTAAATATGCTGTACCGTACTCTTCGTATTCACAAACAATCTCAGGGCATATTGCTTCATCCCACTTCTCGCCACTGCAAGGAAGTTTAGCACTTACACTAAATGTAATCTCACGCCAAAAGTCTTTATTGTGATGTGATTTCCAAGTATGCAAATACAAGGCAAATTCTGGAGTTAACTTTTGAGTACCGTTTGTTTCGAACGTAATCTCTTTTAAGTTAGACATCTTAGGATGGTCTAACAAGTCTGGATAAGCACGTTGCCAACCTAGTAAAGGTTCACCACCTGTAATAACAAGATGTTCGTCCTTCCATTCTCCATGTGGAATAATCTCTGCAATGCGATCTGCGATTGCTTCACTTGTCAGCATTGGCGACAACTCTTTAAACTCGGGCATCCAACTTGCATAGCTGTCACACCCTGTACTTACTAAAGGGAGCTCTTCATACTTTTGAAAAGGTGTAACCAATGAATGTGTGGCTGCGATACCAGCAGCCTCCATACTCAATTCACCACGTGGCATACCAAACCCTGCACATTTAAAGTTGCAACCAAATGTACGGAGGAACACCGAAGGCACACCCATATAGCGGCCTTCACCTTGTATGCTGTAAAACAGCTCTGCGATTTTAATTTTACTCATAGTTTATTATACACTCTTTTTCTGTAATTGCCAAGAGCCATTGCCCTGATCTAGCCATTCTAATGTGTCGCCTTCGCTCCACCCTTGCAGGTCTAGAACTTCTTGTGGGATTGGCATAATGAGATCACCTGTATCTGGATCTTCTTCAAGAGTAACAGTCCAACAAGTCATGTTATCATTCCTGGTTGTGATCTACGCTTACGACATTCTTGTTTTACTTCATTAGGCACATCGGGATGCCATTCGGCTATACTGCAATCGTATACCTTATATTCTGGCATGTCTACTTGAGAAAGCACAAATACCCAAAGGCCGCAGGCAACAACAAATCCAATAAGATATTTCATTATGATATAATTATCTCGGGTATGTTAATCATTCGGAATTTGGCGAAATCTTGATAAAAAACTTTCTTCATAGCAGCTATATTCGTTAATTTCTTTATAGTCTTTGTCATCTCGAATATAGTGAATCCAAACATTGCCATCTAAGACAGTTCTGCTTAATACTCTAAATTCTTTTCCATGGGAATCAACCCATTTTGTTTGTTCAAAAATCATTTTTATAATTTCCTTTTTCTGGAATAACG